CTCAACCTTAGTGTCTGGCGGGCCAGTACTTCAGGGGAAAATTGTTTTTTGAAAGTGGTGAGCAGTTTTAAGAGATGCTCAACTCTCTAGAGCAGTTTAACGAGTGCCCGAAGCTCAAAGCTTTTTAAAAGATGTTCAACTCTTGTGATTACCAACTACCATTCATGGTTTGGATAAAGATGACGAACCAAACCGCGATATTGATTCCGATGAAAATTCCTAATGTTTCTTTCATATTGTGTTGTGTTGCTTACATGGTCATTATACACTAAAATGCAGAGAAAGTACACAACTTTTTTCAAAAAAGTGAAAAAAGGTCCCGAAGTTAGGCCCCGTATAGAGAAATCTAGTGCTTCCAGGTCTAAAAATGCTAAATTTATGATTTTTTATGTAAAAAATACCCACCAAAGTGTGCATCGTTGAGAGGCATGGTGGGTCTGCTATATGCAAAAACGTGAGTGTAGTCTTATTTCACATGAATGAGAGTTGCTTTAGCGTCTTTAGTGGGTTTGTTATATAGTCTATTTATGCCTTTTGCTTCTTCTCTTCGGCGCGTATGCGACTCTGTATCTTTTTGCCGCGCTTTTCCAAACGATCAAGTACCTGATGTGCGTCCATCCAGATGTCTTTGTCTTCAAGCATCTCTTTAATCTCGCCTTCGGTAAGAAAGTCTGAATACATGTCTTTGAAAAGATTTGCACTCCAGTTGCGTTCATGAACCATGCCATGATACATCTCGCCACCTTTGCCAGCAGTACCAGCACTATAGTTATGAAATAGGAACATGCTATGATCTGTAATCATATACTCATCGGCCATCAAAAAGATCAGAGTTGCAGCACTCATACATGCCCCTTCAACACTTACCATAATATGGGCTTCAGTTTCAGAGAGTGCCTGCATAAATTGAATGGTAGTAAACAGATTACCTCCTGGGCAATTGATATGAATCTTTACTACATCGGATGGACGACTATTGCGTATATCATGAAACCATTGTATATAGTCACTTGCATCACCAATCTCTTCAGAAAGATAATACTCTTTGACTGCACCATAGTCGCTCGTAAAGCAATCATTTGCACCACCCTTTAGTAGATCCAGTAAGCCCTTATTTTGTATGTTGTGTTTATGCATGTCCAAATAGTTTTTTGGTATTATATTCATTTATAGTCTTAAAAAGTTCATCCGTCCAACAATCTCGTTTTTGCACAAAAACCAGTGGTTGCGAACTGTTTTCTACAGCCATAACGATTACTCCTTGACTTACTGGTGTGCCTGTACGCTCTTCACACATAATAGCATATGCCGCCATCTGTATAAAATAACTGTCAATCTCATCTTCTGTTTTAGCTCGAGAACTTGTCTTAAAATCGATTATGCTCAGCCGACCATCAAATTCTGCGATGAGGTCAACTCGACCAGCGAGTCCAAGATGATCTGAGTAGAGTGGAGCCTCTTGAAGACACACGTTATCGATTCGGTCATCCAAGACAGGCTTGATAGAGTTAAACATATCTTTTACATGAGGCATCTCTCCTTCAGCAAAATATGAATCAATATTATCAATATATCGTTCAACCGCTGCGTGTAAAGCTGTGCCTCGCGTGCTTGCATGCCGGGCTACACGTGCTGCTTCAACTTCGCCAACTCGTGTTCTCCATTCTTGAAGTGCACCTTTGTTACGAATGCCTAATACAGTAGTAATACTAGGATAGGCTTTACCATTAGGCGTCATATAAAAACGACCAGAAGTGGTAGTGTTTGCTTCTAGATCACTATAGCCAAGATCTATAGGTGAGTGCGTAAACTTTTTTCGATTCATTAGAGTTTATCCCAATCAACAAATAGTTTTTGTTGTATTTCTTTATCTCTTCGATTGTCATCAAAGCGATTTTTCTTAAATTTTTTATTGCGAGAATAATCATCATGACCATCATCGTAATAACCATGTCCCCTTTTCTTGTCTCTATTTTTTCTGCTGCGTCCCATATCTCAACGGGTTTCTATTTTTGCTTGTCTTCCACTTGCTTTTTTTACTTTGTTTAGTACGTCATTCCATCCACTACCAGCACGTTGAAGTATTGTCTTGCCTCCTTCATATGATATACCAGGAGCGGAGATGACGCGTTTTACGTTTCCAGCCAAAGTGCAGTGCGGGCATGGTTCGCTTAGCGGCAGGTCACGCGAATCCATAGGCAAACTTGCGTCCCAATAATAGTTGCAAGATGTGCAATTATATGTGTATGTCATATTATTCTATGCCAAGATTTGAAAAGGCCTTTTTAATGAGTGAAGACGTAAGTAGACTATATTTTTTATGTAGTTTTTTATCTTTCATTGCAATTAAAATTTCTGCATCAGATGCATGAACATTTTCTAACAGTTTGATAAAGGCCATCTCCTTTTTAATCTTGTCATATGTAGTATTACCAACTAAAAGGCGAGGCAACACATCAATCTGTTTTCTTAGCGGAGAAAAATTTACTCCTGCTGGGTTTGGGCTAGGCGTATATGGAGGAGCACCTACCGGTAAATCAAATTTTATATCAGGACGAAATGCTGCCTGAAGTATAGTCTTTAATTCATAAGATTCATTTTCTTGAAGTATGCGCACTCGATCAGCGACTTTGTCTGTCGCCTGTATGCTTTCAAAAATTTCAAACGGATGTTTTGTTCTGTTGTTTGATGCAGTTTGTGGTCTCATAATGTATGGTTTTATTTATGTGTAAAAAATTCTTCAGCACATGATACTAACATGTTGCAACGCTTAGAGATAAGATAGTTAAGTATCTTAGAGTTTCCGACCGAAGCACACTCGGAATATGCAGATAGAATTGAAGCTTTTACATTTTCTGGTGTTTTGCTAAGATCAATTATTGTGCTATTACGAATATAGTTGCGATAGACTGTTTCTGGAAGAACACTTTGTAGTTTACCTTCATGCGCAGCAGCGATCCATGCTGTCATTTTAGTTGAACTGAGTGGTGTTTGGCGCCCGCCATCAACAAATACAGTATCAGATGACAAGACATTTGGAATGCCATCACCGCTGTCACCGCGAAAGATATGCTCATAGAGATAATTAGCTGGGTTTTTATCACTCAACATTTTCTTAGTCATAGGGCTGTACTGAGAGACATTATCATACTTTTGAAGTTGAATAAAATCTTTGTCTGCGCTGATAATCATTACGGGTTCGTGCTGGCCAAACTCTTGAGTAGATTCAACGAGTGTGCCAATAACATCGTCTGCTTCTGCGCCTTGTACAACTACTACTGGATATGGCATATGCTCAACTATTTCATCACGTATCTTGTTTATAATACCAAAAATTTCTTTCCAGTCAAGATCAGACGCCTCACGACTCTTCTTGCGTCCAGCTTTGTATTGCGGATAATACTCTTTACGCCAACTGCCGCCATCACATGCGATAATCATACGTCCATACTTTTCTCTATACTTGAGATTATACATTCTCAGCGAATTTAAGATAATATGTCGCATAAAGTCCTCTGTAATTTTCCCAGGACGTGATTGAGAAAATATAGCAGAGATTGCAATTCCAGAATAGTCGATTAGTAACATGATATAATTATACACTAGTGTGACTCAAATGTACACTACTTTTTCCATAAACTTTTCACATGAGATGAATTTATTTTTACTCCAATAAATTCGTTGTAAAAATCATCTGTAAGCAGCACCTCTTTGTCAAACTGTTCCTTTGCTTCCATATAAGACAATTCACCTTTAGATTTGCAGAGATATATGATTCGACGAATAAAATCTGATTGGCGTGATTCGACCAAAGCCTTTACAGTTTCACTGCTGCCATAGTATTTTTCCCAATCAGACTGTACACACTTTTTTCTTTTGCGCGTTTTGCCTTTTAGCGGAGCAAGTTTTTTTACACTAGACAACAGTTTTTTGCCAATATATTTTTTGCCATTTAGACTATCAGTTATTTCATAGACAAACCCAATATAACCTTCATCAATCTTCTCTTGAGCAAGTTCGCGAGTAAAAGGAAGTTCATTATATAGCCATGTCATAAATTATATATTAAATTTCGTCATCACGAGAATCGTCTTCTGTTCCATAGATACGATAGGTTCCACAAAAAGGGCAATATTCTGGGTAGAGTTCTTCGCGTTCTAGATCTTCAAAATCTTCTTCGTCATCGCAATAGTATTTATCGTCCTCATCATCCCAAGAGACTTCGTAGACGTATTTGCATTTTGGACATCTGTTGTTTTCTATCATTATATTTAAATTATTTTCTGTTATTTATATCATCAACAACGGGGTCGTTCTTTCTTTCAAAATATGCGACAAATGGAACCAATGGCCAAACCAGCATTAATAAAAGAGCAGTGACGATAAATACTATTGCAACAAACGGAGCTACTGCAAACATACCAAGTGCATACCAAAATGGAGACAGTTTTATATAGTCTTTACCCTTCACATGTGCTGCAAGTTAAGATTGAACGTGCAAGTTCCTGTGCTGGATTTGCGCTACGTTGATAATACAACGACTTGACTCCTTGTTCCCAAGCAAAGATAAGAAGCTCGTTGACTTCTTTTGGCTTTGCAGTAGGTGCAATCATCAAGTTAAGTGATTGACCTTGATCAATATACTTTTGACGTTGTGCTGCCTGAATGACAATTTCTTTTTGACTAATTTCACCAAAGGTTTTAAATACATCTTTTTCTTCTGCAGAAAGAAATTCTAGATGTTGTACAGAACCACCATGAGTAAGAACATCCTTCCATGTTTCTTGATCATTTTTGCCTTTTTCTTTGAGCAACTTTTCAAGATATGGATTGCGATAGGTAAACTTGCCTTTAGCAAGATCCTTAACAAAATAATTGCTGTTCAGCGGTTCAATACTTGGAGATACTTGTCCAAGTATAAACGAACTACTTGTAGTAGGAGCAATTGCAAGCGTAGTAGAGTTGCGTCGACCATAGCCTTCTAACATAAATGGCTCGCCAAAAAGTTTTGCAAGTTGGGAGGTAGCAGAGTCTGCCTTGGCACGGATAGTACTCCAAATTTGATTGTTCATCATCTTTGCTTCCATCGACTCGAATGGCACCATCTTTGACTGCAACAATGAATGCCAACCAAGCACACCTACACCGAGTGCACGCTGATTGATAGCAAACTTACGAGGCGCTCTCATAAATTCATTGCCAGGATTTCCAGTCTTCAAAATAAATTCAGACATAACTGCATCCAAGAAATATACAAGCGTCTCTACTGCATCTGTCTCTGCAATCTCGTCCCACTTTTCAAGATTAAGTGAAGAGAGGTCACATACAAAACTTTCATCTTCTGATGTAGACAAAAAGATTTCTGTACAAAGGTTACTTGCATGTATCTTAAGACCCTTGTCCTTATACATCTGAGGTGCGCCGTTGTTTACATTATCAGAGAAAAAGATATAAGGATAACCAGACTCAAATCGTTTTTTAATGACTGTACTCCAAACTTTACGTTTGTCTTTGTCGCCGCCAATCATACTCTTCATCCACTCATCTGATACACACACGCCTATGGACAAGTCTTGAATAGCGTTACCTTCAGACCGAATCTTAAGAAACTCTTCAATGTCAGGGTGATCAATAGGCAAATAGGCTGCAAAAGAACCACGACGAACGTTGCCTTGCGAGACATAGTTGATAAGCGAATCGAAAACTGTAAGTTGATGATGCACACCTGTAGCAGCACCACCGGAAGATATTGGGGCTCCTCGACCGCGCACATCTCCAAAATATGCAGAGGTTCCTCCGCCGACTTTTGACATTGTACCAATCTCTCCGACCTTTGAGAGGATTCCATTCATGTCATCAGGTATATAACTACCAAAGCATGAGATTGGCAACCCGCGTTTACGGCCAAAGTTTGACCAGATTGGAGAAGCAAGAGAATAAAAACCTCTTGACATATAGTCTACAAACTTGTCTGAAAAACCAGGCATATCATCTAATAACGCCTGCGCTCTATCTCCAATGTCCTGTATTCTCTGTTCTGGAGTTTCTCCCTCTAAGAGATATCCTCTCTCTAAAAATTTTCTACTATCTTTATTTAACCAATATATTTTATCACTCATAATATAGATCTATATATCACATCAAAACAGGTCGTCTTCACTAAAGCTTTGATTTTTCTTTGAATATTCAGTCGGGCGGGTGTGAAAAAAATCCGCCATATTATTGCCAAGTAGTTCTTCTTCAAACCACATAGTGGACTCAAGCAACTCTCTATCCACTTCAAATACTGGTTTAAAACTGATTTGAGCAAGGGATTCATTGATACGATTTTTAATAAACTCTTTAAGAATTGGTGCTGATAGCCCAGGTTCGTTTATGCCATTGATCATCCAGTCAACAATCTTAGCTTCAGACTTGTATGCCTCTTCAGCTTCATGCGCGATGCGTGCCTCAAGCTCATTGTCAAATAGTTCAGGATGCTCTTCACGAATTGTGTTGATAATCTTTATACCAACAAGAGCATGAATGTTTTCTTCATTGCGAGTATACTTTACTTGCTGATCTGTGTCTTTAAGTACATTTTTAAAACGAGCGAACCAGTTAATAATATAAAACTGAGAAAATAACGAAACATTTTCAACAAAAAGAGTGAAAAGAATCAAAGCATAGAGATATTGTTTTTTAGAATCTTTATAAAACTTGTGAGTATACTTACGAAGATATTTAACACGACCTTGTATCCATTCAAGTTTAAGATTCTCTTCAAAAATATCTTCTAGTTCAAGCACACTAAGTAGACGCTCATAGGCACTATTATGAATAACTTCAATGTTTGCCATAACATAGCCTAGATCTTGAAGACTAGGATGCGGCAAGTTTTCTCCCAGTTTGGCCCAAAAAGTTTTTACTGCAACTTCAATTTGTCCAACTGCTGAAAGTGTACGCACAATAATCTCGCGTTCTTGATCATTTAAATCAACCTTAAATTGCTGCACATCAGATTTAAAACTAAACTCTTTGTCTGTCCAAAATCCATTGTGCATGGCCTCAATAAACTGCTCTGTCCATGGATAGTGGTTTGGTTTGCGGCTAATTTGTTCTTCGAAGATGCTGTGTGTATTATTGTCATTCATGTTGGAAAATGTTACGCTGTGTAGCAGATGTTTATTATAAACAGAAAAAGGCGAGTTGTAAATAATTTTTTACACGTCTCGTGATTCATTCATTCATGGCACGTCTGCGTATGCTACGAAGAGCGCCACTAACAGAATCACGTAGTACAATTGTATGCTTGCTATTTTTCTTGGCATAATTATATAAAGCTTGCTGCTCCTCATCTGCCATATCTAGATATTTACACCAGCGTTCAAACTTATTTCGCCCGGTTTCAAACCGTCTAAAGATGTCAGTTGGTACATTAAAAAGTCTCCATGTTGCTCCACTTTTAGGATAGTCAGAAGGTGGCATTGCAACGTCTCCAGTAACTACTTCTTCGTTTTTCATTGCTTAATATCGTGTTGAGTTATTAATACTTTTTGTCCAGTCTTACAATGCACGGCGTCATACACATTTACGCCAAAAATATTTCCAACCGGGCATGAATTTTCTGCTATTGATATTGTTGTATTCTTGAGAGCCAATATGTCTCCAGTTAGTTGTAATGGTAGGTTACGCGTTAATCTGTATGTTCCATGACGAAGAGTGTTGTCTTCATTGAGATACCAAAAAGACTCTTCAAGATGAAGCGCACGTGGATCGCACCCAGTGGCCTCTTTGATAACCTTAGCAAGTGCTCGATCAGAAACTCCAGTTTTTTCTTTTATGAGATAGAGCGCCGCAAGATACGAAGCAATTGTAGTCTTGCCAAATGGAATTACATTAAGCATACGTTTAACGTTAAAGACCAATTTATGAAAAATATTATACTTACTTTTTTCTTCACTTGTTTCTGGTTTGCGAATTACATTTCCATTAGCATCAATAAGCCCCATCTTATAGGCTCCTGTTTTCGTCCATGGAGTAGTGAGTAAGCGTAAAAATCTAAATGCGTAAACAGTGTCTGTAGTGCGTGTTAGGAGTCCCATAGTTTTAAATTCTTTGAAGTGTTCGAGCTACGTATAGATCAATAGGTATATTTATATATTCGCCTTCTGGAATATAGTTTAGATAAAGCAAAAATGTCTTAAGTGCTGGCCAACTGTGTTCGTTTACTCGATTAAAACACATGCGTGTTGCTGCCTCAGGGTAAAACATATTGTGAAGTATAATGAGATGGTTTAAGATTAGCCTCTCTTGAAGTATACTTTTATCTTGATATTTTTTAAAGAGTTTTTTGATATACTTCAGATGAGCAAGATCAGCGTGAAACTCTTTTATATCTAGACAGTGTGGATTGTTATAATGTTTAGCCGCGTAGACTAAAAAATTTTTATCCGTTAACTCATTTACCAACTGCATATTATAATTTATATCGTCGTTTACTTCGACAATAAATCAGTTACAGTCTGTCCCTTTTCCCAAAACTTACAGCTCCAATAACGAGCCTTCCACTTTGGACCCGGATCTGTATCACACTGATGGCGAGCTCTAAAGTTTTTTAGACGCTCTGGATCATCTCGTTTAATCTCTGCCTTTGGATCACCAAATCCAAGTTTTATGACGTTGCCCTTTTCATTACGCACATAGACATAAAACTTATGCTTTTCATCGTCGCTACGCCACGGTTCATTGAGAGTCACCTTACGACCATCATATTCTGCCTGCTCAGAGATATATTCTTTAAAACGCATCATAATATATTAGCGTGAGATTTCTTCCCAATCTAGAGATGCGTGAATTTGTGCTGGATTACCACCTGAGGCAGTGCTCGCGGAAACTACTAATGATAATTCATTTGGAACTCCACTTAAACCATTGCGTTCAAGTTGAAATTTAAATAGCGCTTCTTTTAAAATATCAAGGGAAGGTTTGCTCTGAGTTGTAGAGCTCATATAACCAGATGCCAATATTCTTCCACCGGTAATTGCACTAGCATCCATCTTATATTCTACAGCTGAATCTGCCGATGCTGGCTGCCAAAGTCCACTTCCACCAGTAGTTGCGCCTCCTGAAACTACTTTCCATTTATAGTTAGTTGTTGATACAGGTAATATTGAAAGAGCAGTAAGAATTACAACTGCATCCAGTTTTGTAGATTTTAATCTCATCGTAAGTATTGGATAATCAGTGCCCGCAGCAGTTATTAAATTATATGGAGCATTAATTGCAGTGCCTATGCTTTGTTGCGCTCCATATAGTTGATATCCACCTTCTGAAATTACTGTAGAGCATATTTGCTTAAGAGTACTTGTACTGCCAGTGTTAGAGGCATTTTCGATTTCGTATCGCAATGGCAGTGAAGCAGTAGTTATGTATGTAGAAGCAATTATATTAGCATGATGAAATGTATGACATACAACAAATTTTCCATTAATTACAAAACCAACTCGAACGCTGCCAACTCCCAACCATTCAAAATCCATCCATAAAATTTGTGCTTTAGAAATATCAAGAGTAAGCCCAGACGAACCGGTTCCATCTAATAGTTTATCACCATTCCACTGCGATTGTGGTATTTTGATATTTTGCAAAGATCCATTTACAATTGTGCGTTTTACTATATTTAAAGTCGTGCCATCAAGTTCAAAATAGATGCCATTATCGGCACCATAATATCCTACACGTTGCACTAATCCTGCTTTTGCAGATGACATTACAAATGTGTTAAGAACTAACAGTGACTTTCCGGGTTGATATGAAAAAACCTTCGTCGTTTCTCGCTTTACAGATGAGCCAGACAGTGCAGTAACACTACAATCAATTAGACCTTGGTTTGCATTAAATGTTGCTGTACCGCTACCAGCTACACCAGTACTCCAAAGACCATTATCAGCAAATCTATGACTAGAATCAAATAGAGTAAGCGGCGATGATGTACGTAGTCGTCCAAATGCATCACCTGCTGTTTCAGACTGTAATATTGATTGATTAGTTGAAACAGTATTAGAATCAAGAAAGTCTTCTATCTTACGAGACAGCGTATAATTTTTAGTGTAGTTCGGCATTTTGTTATTTACATCTTGGGTTTGATTGGTATAATAATATACATTCCTTTCAATAAAAGCTTCCTAAAATACCTTGATAAAAAAACTATAACCTGAAAGTTCCGGGACGGATGGATAATGGGTTTTAAGGCGAGATAGAATTAGTTGTTAGCGATGCTACTTTTTACCTTTGAGAGTACGCTTGTATCACCAGTTACAATTGCAATAAGTGATTGAAATGTTGAATTTATAAGATCTTTTTGTGACATTGACAGCGGTTTGTCTGCGTCAAGTGCACGCATAGCAAGTACGAGTTTAGGAAGTTCTTCTCTTGATACAAGTCCAGTAGAAGCAAGTTGCTTAAAGCGGGTCATATCAACCTCTTCGTTTACTTCTTCATACTCATCTGCATCAACTGTGACTTCATATTTTTTATCTACGGTTTCATAGAGATCATCAAGTGCTAAATAGATTGCTGTAATACTTTCGCGCGTTTCAGAATCAATTTCATCAAGGTCAGAGAGAGTCTCATATAATTCATCTGCCATTTCACAAATGTCTTCTAGTTCTGATAGTGCTTCTCCGGTTGGATCAACTTCTTCATCTTCAGTACTTTCGCTGTAAAAATCTTCTCGATCAAATTCTGCTTTCGTTTTATCGAGCGCCTTAAGAGCAGCATTATAGTCAGAGAATATTTGCGAATCTGCACCGCGATAGACTATTGCATATGGGTGAGTCTCATCGTCCAAGACCATAAAAAATAGATTTATCCAAACCCGGGGACGAGTTGACACACCATAGATATGCTGAATCTTTCCCTTTGTTATGTTTTTAATGCCAAAAAAATGACCAGCAAATTTATTAACTGGAGCCTCAACAAATCCGCGCTTTTTAAGCGCTTTAACCAAAGTGGCATCAACTTTGACCTGCTCATATATAGCATCTGTTTCGTCATCAGACTGCTCTTCTTTGATGGTACGTATACGCTTCATGAGTGCCTTATTGACATCATTTAATTTGGCATAGCTTTCAGTGCCATCACGGTCGATTAAACGCCATGGAAGGCGGTCATCATACATAACTGCAAAAAAGATGTCTGCCCATTTTCCAGCACGCATTGGAATGCCCCAAAGTTCTTCTACTTTTCCACGATTAGGTCCTGGTTTGTATGTAGAAGATCCGATTGGAGCCTTTTCAAAACCTAAAGATTTTAGCGTAGAAATAAATACCTTATATTCTGCCATCATGCGACCGAGCAGCTCGTCACCAGATGATTCGTTTAAAATTTCGTTTAATGATTTCATGCTTGTTGAATATACTTATTAAAGGCTTCTTTTAGTTCTACAATTGAAGAATAGCTTGGTGATGTGGATGCATACTCATAGAGTGCATCCATGTCTTTGCTGCCAGTAGCAAGTGAAACTATCTTCATGATACGAAGAGTGTCTAAACCTATTTCAGTCTCTTCCTTGATTGGATAGCCAACTTGTGCAGTCTTTTTAGTCTTTACAATCTTTAGCTTTGACGGATGCTCACTTGAAATTGGCGGAAGGTGTGCGCTGCGTATGCTACGCTTTGCTCCGTCTTCACTTGATGAAGTTGCAACTACTGTGCCGTCTGTAGTGTCTACTACAGCATAGAGTTCGCGCATTTCATCAATTTGTGTAGACTCTTTTACACCTAATGTATTTTTCATCTTCTCAACTGCATCTTTATAAGATTTAGAACGTTCACGAGATTTCATCATCAACTCATAGGTACGTCCATCATAACCGTTTTTTGCCCACAATTCGTGTTCATCATCGTTTAGACCCTTCATTAAGTCAGCAATTGCTTTCCAGTTTTCTGTATCGATATATCGATTGATTTGACTTGCAGAGACTGTGCTTTCTTCAAGTTCAACTTCTGCTGTGCTCTCATTGCGTTGAGCAGCATAGTATGCACCGAGTGCCATATTGATGCGTTCTTTTTTTGACTTTCCGGCAAAGCGGGAGTTGTCACTGTCAATAAAATCACGAATCCAATCTCCGACCGGATCGCTCTTTTTTAGTATTTCAGATAAGCTTTTAGTTTTCATATATTGTTGTATGCTTTGCCCAGGGGTGTCTTTTATATATTTATACAATAGGCCTTTTGTGCCCTCAAAGCCGGCACCATATTCTTCATCGAGTTCCAAATTCATGACCTGCTACTCTTTGCATTTGTGCTTTAAATTCTTCGAAATCTGGTTTGTCTTTGTAATATTTAATTGTACGTGAAGAGTCATCTTTGCCCTTTATTCTCCATTTATATCCAGCTTCTAAACGATCTGGTTTGGTAACCTTTACAACTCGACGCTCATAACCAGCCTCCCATGTTTCTTCGTCGAGCATCAACTTTTCTCGTATGTCATGTATAAAAAATTTAACTTGTTTGTTTTCAGTTTCATTTACACATGTCACATAATTAGGACCACGACTGGCAATCTTATATTCTGTGTTGTCTTTTATCGTCACTACAGAGTCTCCAACGTTGTATATCTCACCAGAGATATAACGTTCACGAGTTTCGCTTAATGTATCAAACTGAACGTGTTTTCTAAAACTATGACTTTCTTTTAGTCCCATGCCTTTGCGCACTGCATTAAAAAGATCCTTTACGTCGCCGTATGTCTTTGGCACGCCCTTTGCAAAAGTTTCAAGATCATTGTCTGCTGCTGCGCTTCTCATCTTGCTAGCACTAACGGCAAAGGTACTTGCACCAGTACGACTGTCAATATCAGGATCACGTTGACCAGTTGATACAATGTTTATGCCATCAGGAAATTTATAATAGCCATGCGTGCCCTTTACGCCGTCATATTTACGAAGCAATGCCTTAAACTCTTCAACACGATCGCTACCAACAGCAACTGTAAAGCGAGTATAACCTTCATCATATGCACTTGTTGCTATGTCAAATACATTTTTAACAGACCGATCTAATATAATATTGCGACCATATTGTGGAAACATTTTACGCATAAATTTAATCTTTTCCTCATAACCCAAAGGATTTTTCTTTGGATCTTCACTTTGAGATGCGTATATTCTAAATGGTTTACCTTTTGCAAGTTTTGCTATGGCTTCAATATTTTCTTCATGACCGTGTGTAGGCGGATTAAAACGACCAAAAGAAACTATAATTTCAGAAGTCTTTTCTTCAGTGTATGTCTTAAATGATTTTAAGTGAACTCCCATAATTTTATTTTTTTCTAAATCGTGCAACTTCCTTTGCCCGCACTTGTGTTAATAACTTTGCTGCTAAAGAATTTATAAGATTTTTTTGTTTTGACAGCGCCTTTTCAACTCGTGAACGTGCAGCATAGGATACTTCACTTTTGCTCTTGCCTCCAAGTAAACGTTTAGCTAGTTGGTTACGAGCTGCGCGACGTGCACGAGCTTTTAATACTTCATTTGATGCGCGACGGCGTTTTGCCCGTTCGCGACCAACCTTTATGCGACTCTTGAGTCGACGCATAGCTGCACGGCGTGCCATACGTTGCTGAATAGTTAATACTTCAACAATTGTTTCTTCGTTTAGCATTTGCAACACACTATCACGAGCATTAGTCAATATTCCTATTTTGTTGAGTGTGTCTTTTGTTTTTTCAGCAGACTTTAATTTTTTAAGTTCGTCATTAATTCTACGAAGTTCTGCATTCAACTCATGTTTTGACATAGTATCATAGACAGACTCTTCTATGTCATGACAGTCACAGTCACAGTCACAATCACAATCTACTGGACACTCACATTCTGGGTCCTCTTCACTGATCATCCAATCTCGTTTGCGTTTTTTGTATGCAGTGATCATAATGTCAAGCGGATCATAGTTATATGAGCCATCTGTAGGGTCAACTGTTAGTAGATCTTTGAGTCTTACTTCTTTTTTCATATGCAGATTATATATTTATACTTATTTACCCTTATGCTGCGCCCACAGGTCAGCATCTGTAGTCTTTTGAGTAGGTCCACCCATAATAAAGCTGTTGACGCGAGCATATGCCCACTGGTGCTGTGAGGCTCCTGGCCGATGACCAGTTTTCCATGCAGCCATGCCGCGATCAAATACTTTTTTAAGAATGCTGTATGCTATGCCAGTCTTTTCTGCTTTCTTTTGAAGTGCACTTGTTTCTGATTCTTCAAGCTCTTCTCCGTATTTGTCGGCATATGCCTGCGTCCATTTAGACGTCTTTGTATCGGCGCGTGCATCTCCAGGCGCAGGTTTGTATGCAGCTGCATCATCATCACTCATACGGGTCTGACGATTAAAATGAGCGCTTCGTTTATCAGACGTACTCTTTGACAAGCCTCTATAATAGGCAGTATTCTCCAATAAAAATTCTTTAAATGTTTGTATCATAGCGGTGTTGCTGTAAAGTTTGTCATATATTGATCATCAGTATAGCTAACTTTTGTGTTTTCTACACTGTATATATTGCTATCAATCTTATATCCTGGATTGCATGTTATAGGCTCATCACTCCATGCTTTGTCATGCCACAAGATTCGATTGTTTGGATATGCATAAAAATGACCACTGTCCGCTTTAAAAAGATGAGCGCACTTATGTTCGCTTGTCTCTGAAAAGTTTGTGTCTAATACCCCTTTATTTTCCCAAGCCCAATCAAGAGTAAAGAGATATTCACCCCAGACTTTAGCAGTTGATGGAGTTATAAGTTCTGCTCTCAAACCCCTAAAGCGAGAGCGAATAGAAACATCAATATACGGACTAAAGCAGTCCCAGTAGACAAGCTCTTCGAGTGGAAGCGGATCACACTCTTTCCAACAAAACGCAGACAGCGGACGACGGGTCCAGTTTACACCATTCGACAAGAATGCTTCAAAGAGTGGAACACGATTTTCAATAGAAGCTACTGAGTGTATATTAGCAGGAGTATATTCGCCATGACCCTTTTCATGATTAAAAAGATATTCGTTTCTTATGAAACATGTAATATTCGGAGTGTTATGATTTAAGTATGGCATCGCTTATCTCTCCCAACCCTTTATTATATTTGGATCAAAGTTATTCTTAGAGAAGGTCATTCGGTCGACAAGCTTGACCACATTTTGTTTTATATGATCATTGATAGCAAAGCCTTCCTGCCCTGTTACTCTAAAACCGTCAGTCGTACGAACAAAAGTTGACATCTTTTTAAGTGTTTCAAGTTTGCGTATTATAATAAGTTTTGCTTCAACGATAGCGTTTTGTAATGCATAGACAAGTTCTAGGTTTTTCTTGTTTTCGTCAGAGAAAAACTTTAAAAACTCATCACGTTTAGCAGTCGCACTTGCTTTGCCAGCTTCACTCTTTTTAGATTCAATGTCTTTTGCATATTTGTCATTTATCCATGCAAGAAGATTGCGAACATGAGCAGAGGTATCGATTATAGTTTCACCGCGTCGCACGAGTGTGTTGTTGAATGTTTCAAGAGTCTGTGCAAGTGATTGATCTGACTCGATCTCACGAAGAGTTGAACCACTAATCTTTTGAAAGAGCGACCCTGCTTTTGATAGAATCGTTGTTAACTCTTCAGTCTCCTTTGCGGTTAGAGTAGCTTTGCCTGAAAGATCACGTATGTATGTGTCTGAAAACCATACACTAGACGTCTTTTTAAGAGTGCCTGAATCAAAGCCATAAGAAGCCTTCATCGTTTCAAAAGAGTCTCCAGAGTATTGTGTATGAAACATTACACCAATCTTAGATGCCTTTATAGTTTTTGCAAGAGTGCTGTCAGCAGGAATTGCATAGACAATTGTGTTTGGTTGAAATGTAAGATATTCAACACCGTCAAAACGTTCTGTCTTTAAATCTTTTTGTGTATAGGCAAGATCTCCTTGCAATACTCCTTTAATGCCTAGTTTTTTAAATTCATTAAATGCTACAGTTAATTTTTCTGCAAGGTCGCCACTTGTATCAGCCTTAATATCACGCTCACTCTTATAGACTTTTGGATTTTTATTAAAGATGCCTTTCTTGGCAACAAAAAATGCTCCGTCTGATGGATCAGTTCCAACAAATATTGCTGGAGCACCGTCAAACTTTGCAGCAACATCATATGATTGTGGACTGTTTCCAGCTAACATGTCTCTCATACTGCGTAATGCAATGATTGCTTCACGAGCGCCCTTTACACCGCCATAGAGCACTTGATCCTCAATATGAACCATATGAAGATTTTTACCTTCCGTACTTGCTTCTGTTATGTATTGTTTAAAAGTAATCATAAAATAAATTAACGTTTAACGACTACTACGTTTTGGTTTATTCTCTTTGTATAGACAGCTAATATTCTAATGCCAGGATATTCCTTTAATGATTTACGAGTCTTATCATTTCTTATAAGAAAATATACGTCCTTGTCTCCTTTAACATCACTTAAAGATGTAATTATGTGAGAGCAATCAACAACTAAAGTATCGCCGTCATCAGAAAATGACGAACTACCAAATGTTTTTGTGACAACCGCTCCGCCATTTTCTAAATCTGAACCAAAAACAACGGCTTGTTTTTCTGCTTGTGTGGCTTCAACTGCAATGTTAGGTTCTATTTTAAAATAACTGCCTTCGCTGACAAGTTTAGTTTTTTTGTCTTTTATTGCCTTTTTGATTATTTTTAATGCAGTAGGACCAAAATAACTATCTGCGCTTTCCCATGTTTCGGCATTATCCTTTTTAATTGAAATTGGATATCTCTTATTTTTTGAATTAATTAATACAATATCTGCCTTTTTTCTTCCAGCAGTATCTCCTCCAACTTGAATGGCTTTAACACAATTTAAAACAGTGAATTTTTTATTCTTTGCTTTAAAAATTACATTAATTGGACCAGTTTTTGTTCTTTTATTGATCGTGTCGACAATAATTTGTTCGTTTTCTACACCAGCACTGGCGCTTCCCTGTTTAGAAGCTGGTTTAGCTAGAATAGAAAAGCCTGATATGTTAACACGTCCTACACTACTTTCAGAACTAGGATTTCTATCGTATATTGATCCTTTAATATTCTTATTAATTTTTTCAAGAGTTGTTACTCGGTTATCATTAACAAGAACTGCAATTTTATTTCCAGATATTTTTTTAATTTTGTCATACCCTAATGAAATTAAAATATTTACTAAGTTATCGTAGGTCATCATAGATTCAATTTCATAAATATATTGTTTAAAACTTTTCATGCTTTGTGTCTGTTAACTATTTATACCCTCTCAACAATGAACAACTTTCAAAAAACGTCATATAGAGTTCAAGTTCACGCTCGTCCGCTTCCTTTTCCCACGGAGCAGAGTCATAGTCATATTCTGAACAGTAGACTCCTTTCCATCGGGCACCCTCGTTGTCGCCGCTATAAAGGACAAGCTCTCTTCGAACATACTGCTTAAGATGAACCATTTCATGTGCTAGTATCGTTAACATAAGATGATATGAATCACTTTTATTGAGTCTTACAATATAGTCAATGTCTGGTTCATCGACTCCACATTGACAACAGTCACCATGCACACGTTCAGATTCTGACAAATTATCAATAAGTTGAATTACTATGCGCATCTTTCGAATGCGTGGACACAGTGTTTTTAGATAAAAATATGCAGCATTTTTTATAAGATTGTAAAGGCGGCGGTCACGTTTGGCGCCATGTACCTTGATACTTATCATTCTAAAACTACTTATAAAAAAACTGGGATCCTAAAACTAGGATCCCAGCATATTTTTAAAGGTTATAATAGAGATAAATTATTTTTTAATGAGTTTATAAAGTTGGTCTGCAACAACTTGAGCAGACTCCCAATCTTTATTTTCTATGTTCTTTTTCATAGCATTAGTCAAACGAGTAATTTTGCCTTTGTCATTTCCGGTGAGTAGAGCTTTTACATTATCGGCTGCTTTTTCTAATTCGTCTGGTTTAAGAATATATTTTCCTTTAATTGCATTCCATATTCCTCTAAATGGTCCAATGACCCAAGGCTCAAGTGTTCCTCCAACTCCTCGACTATAGAGTGATAATAATACAAATGGACCCACTACAACCAATGCAAAATAAGTAGCAGCGAGAGCCCGTATATACATAAGAGAAGCACCGGAGCCAAGTTGTTGCGCAGCTACGTTAATACAAAAGTCCATTATAATAGAAAAACTTACGGCAGGTACTTCATTAAGTTCTTGTTTTTCCTCAACTATAGCACGAACGATTTCCTCTATAAATTGTTCATTAGTAGAGATTTCTTGAATAGAAGTGGTATCGTTAGTATTATTTTCTAGAATATTTCTAGCGGCTTCAATTAGATGTTTGTTTTCCATTTTTTTTAGTTTATTTAGTTTATTTAGTTTATTTTATGCGTAGGACTCGATCATACGAGCAAGGTCACCATCAGATACTTCAACGCCGGCAGCAAGTGCGCCTGCTGCCATATTTAAGCCGCGTGATAGTTTACGAAGGTTAGCACTCTGTTTGCTTTTGCCTTTACGAAGAAGATCTACGACATGCAAACGAGCTTTTTGATCAAGTGATAAACCGTCTTCAAGCTTCATGTCACCGACAATCTTTTCCATAAAGTCATAGATTTCAACTTCAGTAGGATCGATGTTGATGATAAAAGCACGTGTACGTAGTGCACCATCTGGATCAAGTTTGTCAAGGTTAAGGTTTGAGATAAAGATAATTTTACCAGTAAATTCGAAATAGCGTGGAATCAATCCTTGATCGATAATTTCATCGTCGCTCATGTCGTTTTCAGGATCGACAACATTTTTACCCATTTTATTCCAAACAAGTTTACGAATCTTTTTGGTGTCAGTAGCAGCCTTTAATAGGTTACGAGCTTCCTGATCGCCAAGTGCGTCGTCACTGTCATCAAAGAAAACAATATCATTTTTGTAACGGAACAACAATGAATAGAGACCAGCAGCACTTGCGGAACCGGTATTTTTAAAATAACCATTGCCATCGCGCAGTCCCATATCAGCAAGTATCTTTTCAGTTGTATGAGTTTTACCAACTCCACCCTTACCAGAAACAAAGAGCGCATTTGATGCGCCGCTAACAGTGAGTTTAACTAGGTTTTCAAGATCTTTTAGCTGAGCTTCAAATGATAGGCGCTCACGATCTGCTTCAATTTGTTCTACTTCCGGAGAATAACTGTATTTTTCTTTAGCTGCACCTTTTGAAACTGTACCAGACACGACTCCAATACGAGCCATAATCTTTCCCTTTTCAGCTTTGATCTGCTTTAGGTCTTTTGCCTTGCCAACCCAGACATACTTGATGCCTTGCTTTTCAATATAGTTTGGATATGCTGCCGAAAGAGCGTCAAAAATCTTGACTCCAGGAATGCCGTACATGCTGTAAATCTTACTTTTTACAAAGTTTGGGTCAACAAGATAGTCAGCAATCTCATCAAAAATAGCTTCAAAGTCATGACTGCTACGTGCTTCATTTAGCACTCCTTCATAGAGTGGCACCTCGTCAGGCATGCTGTAAATCTTGCCAAGTTCGGCAGTTCCAGCGCTTAAGATGTCTGCGATAATAGGCAAAGTCTTTACAAGAGAGACACTCTGATCAAATTCAATATGAAAAGGAACTGGATTTTTACCGTTCCAATAATCTATCGAAGTAAGATTATTAAGCCCTACAAGTGAGCTTTGTGTCCAGTTAAAACGTACACTCATATTGCGCTTTGCCGAGTAAAGACGTAGTCCAAAACCAGTGCCATTAGGATTCTTGTATTTTTCTAATCCAGGATATTTAAAAAATGTAGTACCAGTCTTTTTCTTAAGGTAGCGTTGAATGATGAATGCAGCTTTTTCTACAGATGATGTAGAGAGCGCCTCTGTTAGGTAACGTTTAAATTCGGTTAGTTTTGACATATAGTGTATTTATAAAATAATTTATGTATTATTTATAAAATTACACGTTTATGCTACTATAATCTCTATTTTTTCGTTGACTATTAAATGGAGTGCTTACTACTGGAGAACTATCACCATCATTGGTAATATTTGCCATAGGATCTGAAATATCATATAGTCTCATCTTGGAAAGATCAATTCCAATAGTAAATCGTTTATTGCTTGTTGGATCATTATAACGATTCTTGAGTTGCTTAACCATAATCTGATTCATTTTGTCAAGTTGTTCAGTTCGAATAAATGCAAGCATCAAATCGGCCGTTGCGGGAAGTCCAAACGATTCTGAGGTGTCAGTAATTTCTACATCTGAATTATTAAATCCTCCGCGAGTGACCTGAGTGGCACTCCAGATTGGAACATTAAACTCTACAGCAAGACCACGAAGCTCCTCAGCAATACTCTTGATAAAACTATAGGTGTTGATGCTACCACTTAATCCTTTAACACGTGAAGATGCACAAATATTAAGATAATCTACATATATGATATCGGGTTCAAACTTCTTTTTAAGTTTTAATTCGAGCAGCAGTGCTCTAAAGTGACCAACATGTGCCGCTGCAGTTGGATATTCCTTCACAATAAGTTTTCCATGAGTGCGTTTAGAGATGTCCTCTACACGAGAATGAAATTCGCGTTGAGACAGGTCTTTGATTTTATCAATTCGTATATCAAGCAAATTAGCATCAATACGTTCTGCAATACGCTCTTCTGCCATTTCAAGAGTAATATACAAGACATTTCGCCCTTGGGCAAGAGCAGCAGCAGCCATGTGACACATGCCTAAACTCTTGCCGCAACCTGTACCAGCGAGAATAATGTTTAGCGTCTTACGTGGAATGCCTCCGCCAGTAATTGTATTAAACATATCCAAGTCAAAGGGAATTTTATCTTCTGTCTTGTGATAAAACTCATAGCGACCATCTACGTTTTCAAGATAATCATGCCCAACGTTTGTATCAAATGTTACGCTTAGCGCCTTACTAAGTATACTTGGAATTGCTCCTTCTGCTTTGTCAGGAGACTTGCCATCAATAATAGAAACTGCTTCAATAATAGCAAGATGAACTGCTCGATCTTTACACCACTTTTCGGTTTGAACAAGTAACCATTCATGCTCAACTGAAAAATTTTCATTTAACGTTGAGATTGATTGTGCAATTGCGCCTGCGTCTGTACGACGAGTATGTTCGGACTGTTGAAATTCAATTGCTAACGATGATGAATTTGGGAGTTTATTATACTTTGTTATAAACTGCAATATAAGACCATATATCGCCTTATGATGTCCTTCAAAATATTCTGGTTTTAGGTGTGGTAGGGTTTTACGACAAAATGCTTCGTTATTGACTAGATTTTTAATTATGATGTCTTGAAGATTATTCTCCATGGTTTCCTATTTTATATTCTTGGTTTGAAAGTATATCAGATAATACGTCTCCGATATAGTTTTTAAAATCTGCATCAGAATGCAATGTTTCTTTATCGCATCCAGTTGGAGTAGACATTATATTATATGCATACGATAATGTACACATTTCTTTTTCTGCGTCTTCATTTATTTTTATATTTGCATACTTATAGATGGTATCTACATACGGCCCACTAACAAGTCGTATTGCATACACTTTGTCATTTGCAGGGTCATCTACAAATATATAGTCAGATATTTCGCTCGGCATAAATTTTAATCGCAAGAATTTCCATACTTCTGTGGAAGCCAGACATATGATGAAATTACATACTTTGGGTTAGAGATTGGAGTTGCACCCTTATGTGGATACATATAATAAGGTGGAAAACAGAGCACATTACCAGCTTCAGGTTTTATTGCAATTTCTGTGCCAATATCAAACAACGTTTCACCCCCTTCTGCAACGTCGTTAAGATACCAAAACATTACAACTGCACGTTTACTTGATGGAACATCACAATGATCAGTGTGCCAATCAAAGAGCCCAGTTCCAGGCTCATAACGTTTTATTCGTGGCGCCTCAAAATCTTGTAGAGGTTCATAACACGGTAAACGATCCTTTAAAATATTACACGTTTTTTCAAGATAGTGTTTATTGACTGCTCTCATCAACGTCATCATTGGAACCCTAAACTCTTCAAATCCAGGATGATCAAGCATGTTAATCTCTTCAAAATCAAGGATTTTATTTTTACGATGTACCTTTAAAGGATCATTTTTTGATATTGAATCATATCTCGCAATCAATGCCTCGCACATATCAAGCGGCATCGCGCCTTTTAATA